GGCGACTCAGTGAACTCAGGAGAGTTTGAGGAAGTATGGTCGGAACTTATCGACAGGGTAGCGTCTGAGATGCAAGAGGTCGTTCAGACTGCACACGACATCGACAACGGCCACACTGACGGTGCAAGGCAAGAGGTCGCAACAGTCACAGGCAAGACCCACATGATTGATGAGGGAACACTGACTACTGATGACGGTCATCAAATCCATGTTATCGCTGGTGCAAAGGACTTTGTTCGCAGAGAAACCCGCATCAAGGCTCACGCTTCCACCTACAACCATGTAGTCAAGAAGAACCGCAAGGTCATCAAGAGAATTACCTCTGAGATGATGCGCCGATTGAAGGGTCTTGACCCATCATGGAATAACTACGAGAAGCAAGGATTCCTTGACCCAAAGCAAACATGGAAGTTGGGGGTTTCAGGCAACGACACTCAGAAGATTTACCGCAAGAAGGCAGGTGCAAAAGAGGTCAATGGAAATGCTATCATTCTCATTGACGCATCCGGCTCGATGGGAAGTGGAAACAGAGCGCAAGACGCATCCAATGCGGCAGTGGTTTTCTCAGAGGTTTTCCGCAACATCGGAATCAACTATGAGGTTGTGGATTTCAACACCAACTACGGCACATCCATGAGAGTCCGTAAGGCATTCAACAGCGAGGGAACATCCACTCTCGACAAGGCAACAATTGCCGCACCTTTCACTGGCTACAACAACTCTGACGGCTACGCTGTCCAGTGGTGCTTGGACAGGCTCGCTACCATGAAGGGTAGCCGCCTTCTCATCGTCATCTCTGACGGCGCACCAGCAGGGGAAGCACCAGCAGGGGAGTCTGCTCGCTCACACCTAACCAAAGTGACCAACGGGGCTTCCAAGAAAATTGGACTTATCGGAATTGGAATTGCAGGTCAAGACACCTCTGCATACTACCCTAACGCAATCACTATCTCAGACGAGTCACAGATAGCGCAAGAGGCCATGCCTGTCCTTCGCCCCATGTTGAGGAAAATCGTGCCAAGAGCATAGGTCTGAGGGCTTGGAAACGGCAAAGGAGTAATGGAGGGTCAACATGAGCATTAGGAATATCAGACCAATCAAGTTGCGGCTTGAAGATTGGAAACATCATCAAACTGCAAAACCCGCCGCGTCAGAGGGTCGGTTCAGGAGAATCAGAAATGGTTCATGGGTGAATTATGCCAGTGCGATGACCGATGGAAGGGGCAACCCATTCAATCTCGATTTCGGTCATCTCAGTGAGTGCGGTTTTCCTTCCGCGTGTGTGTCGGCTTCGACATGGAAATCAGTCAGCAAAAAAATCCGACAAACATCCGACATTGAGTCATACAACACAAAAGAAGTTCAGGCGCATTTTTCACATGAGAACATGAGGTGGGCTGAGAATGTCAAAATCACTACTGATGTGGTTGATGATGGTGGAGGTCTTTACAACAATTTGAAGGGGGGCTATACTTCCTTCCCTGCATTCATGATTTTGCATGATGATGGGGAGAATGCCTACATGATTGCGTTGCCTATGGGGTTCGACTTATTGGCCTCGCAGACGGGGATATACACGCCTTCTGATTTGAAGCGAATGGTAGTCGAGAAATTATGCGATGACCCAACTAATGAGTTCAAGTTCGACCCAGCCATCTTCGTCATCAACAAATCTGCAATTCGCCAACCGAAAAACATGGGTGGAAGTATTACGCCCATCGCTAAGGAAGATGACGGAAATTACACGATGCAATTCGGTCAGTTCGTGTGGCTCAACTGGTCTAAGGCAGAAGCCATCCTCAAAGGGATTCTCGGTGCTGATGGTGTGTATGATTTGATGCACATTGGCGACTCGACTAACTTCTCGTTGCAAGTCCATGCACACGAAGATTCGGAAGATAATATCTTCTCAACTGCAACCAATTGGGCTACAAACCTCCGGCTCAAACAATGCCCCAACCAAGCAAATCATCTAATCACATTCCTCGATTTGTGTGCCGATAGGATAACCATGACTCACACTATTTCCACCACTGAAAAAATCAAGCAAGATGGTTCGGCGTGGATTCCATCTCACACGGATTATCGAGGGGTCAAAATCATCGACAAAACTGGTGGTGGCTATGCCTACTATTCCGACTATTTCCGATGCCCACAATGCAATATCAAGGTCATCGTTAAGTGTGGTGATACTAACCGAGAAGATACTGCACCATGCCCCCAGTGCAGACAGGGAGAAATCAAGTTTCCACATTTGGTAAAGAAAGAAGGAGTTGAGTAATATGACAAAGCGAATCACAAAGAGTCTAAGGCAAGCAATAGTAAGAGCAATTTTCAATGGTAGCGAACACCATAGTTCGCCAATGAAACCATCAGAGATTGTTGGGTATATCCGAGATGATGAGAAACTGCCAGTGTCGATGCGAGGCAAGACCCCCAAACAAATTGCATACATCATGAACCAACTCGCAAGAGATTACGATGATGTGATAGTCACAGAAGTATTGGGAAGGAATGGAACTAACCATCACGGCAATGAGAGATTCACGAAAGCATTCTCTATCAGGAAGGACATCACTCTCGCTGATGCTGAGAAGGCAGTTGGCGTGACTCAGAAAGCGAGAGAAAACAAGAGGCAAATTACTGTGATGCTTTCTCCCGATTCTATGGACTATGTTCATGCTTGGAGAAAGATTGGATTATCTGCTGGACAGGTCTTTGAGAATCTGATTAAGGCGGATATTGAAGCAAACGGAAATCCTGTTGATGATACAGATATCAATAAAACGGCATAGCGGCCATCGAATTAGTCGGTGGTGGGTATTGACCTCAGAAGGCAAAGAGTGGCTCAGATTGGCTCTATTGATACCGGAATGAGGCGTTTAGAGTTCTCCAACACTACCACTTCTTCTAACAATAGTCAATAGCCGGAACACATTGTCTATGTTCGTGAGCCAAATTGTATGGTCTGTTGACATTCTAAACAATCACCGTTTGATTGGTCAGAATGAATCAGGTGAAGATTTGATTCAGGTTGCTACTGGTTCTTCCCATTGGAGTTTCTCATTCTTGGGTTATGATGGTCAAGGCAAAGTCAGAGTTGGTGCTGGTTGCAATTACAATCCTCTTGTTTTGATTGAGGACATTCTTCAAAAAATCCAACACGGACTTGAGATGCCTGTCGAACTCGACAGGATAGATTTCGACAATCAGAGTTTTTCAGAGGACTGGCGATGACTGATGAAGATGGAATTGCGAGTGTTGAGTTCAGTCCGTTTTGGAATTGGGTTGCCAAGAAAATCGGGATGTTGGTTTGATGATATCTTGGAGTGAGAATGTTGGAGATGGTGTGATTCGACTTATCGGGTTCGACAAGAACATGAGGGAGTTGGTGAATATGATTCAAAGTGAACATCGCTGGACTATCGAACTTGATGGTCGAATAATCAAGGTCGAGGGCAACCATTGCAATGACCCATTGAGATTTATTGAGTGCTTGGTTTCACCAAATCTCGTTGTGAATCCAACTGTATCAAAACACATCGTCTTAGAGTTCACACATGGCACTGGAGAAACATGGGAAGTTTGGAATGCTGGGATATAGCCAATAACCCCTTTCTGTGCTGATACTCATATTGAGGTTAGCGTATGCCCCGAACCAACAATGAAAATCTCATCTCCGGCACAGAAACAGAACGATTGTCTGTGACTCTCGATGCGGAGCAACTCGTCAAAGATACAACTTCCCAAGCACTGTTTGTCGGTGATGGTTCAACTGCTGGTGGAAGGGCAGTTGATGTTCGCCCAGTCAAAGACATCACAGCCAACTACACATTGGTCAGAGCAGACGAAGGAAAGATTCTCAGATTCAATTCTTCAAGTGCAATTACAATCACAATCCCAACCAATGCTTCGGTTGGATATCCAGCCAATCTAACACGAATCCCATTCATCAACTTGGGTGCTGGTGTTGTGACCTTTGCTGGTGATACAGGAGTCACAATATCATCTGTCGAATCCAACATCGACACCAAAGAAAGTGGTGATATCCACAAGACCGCAACTAACGCTTGGTTTCTGACTAAGGGTGGTTCGGGTGCAAGTGCGATTAGCGAACTTACAGATGTGCAATTAACGAACTTGCAGAACACCCAAACTCTGCAATACAATAGTTCCACAAGCAAGTGGCAGAATGTGAATAGCACAGACGCAAACACAACCTATGACTTGGGTGTTCCAGCCGCAACTACCAATCTCAGATTGACTGGTTCTGATGGAACGACAGACAATGTGACTTTGACTGGTAGCGGGGCAACTTCGATTGCACGAACATCAGCAACCCAACTTACTATCTCAAGCACCGATGACGACACTACCTATGCTCTATCGAGTTCGACATCCGGTTCAGGTGCTAAGATAGATTTGACAGCAGGTGGTTCAGGTAGTGGAACTTCATCGGTGACTCTCGCCGCAGGTAGCAACATCACAATCTCAGAAACAGGAGATACAATCACCCTCGCTGGAACTGCTGGAACTGTGACCAGTGTTGGTGTCACAGGTGGCACTGGATTATCTGTTTCAGGAAGTCCAATCACCAGTAGTGGTTCTATCACATTAGCAAACACAGGTGTCACATCGAATGTTGCTGGAAGCGGAATCTCAGTTTCAGGTGCAACTGGTGCAGTCACGATTTCCAATACTGGCGTGACTTCGGCTGTGGCTGGCACAGGAATATCCGTGTCGGGTTCGACAGGTGCAGTCACCTTCACCAATTCAGATTTGGGTTCATCTCAAAATATCTTCAAGACAATTTCAGTGAGTGGGCAATCAGATATTGTAGCAGACACCAATGCAGATACATTGACTCTTGCGGAAGGTAGCAACATCACCCTGACGACAAATGCTGGAACAGATACTCTGACTATTACTGGAACAGACACAACTTACTCCGCCGGAACAGGAATCGGTTTGGCTGGAACTACATTCTCAAACACAGACTTGGGTTCATCTCAGAACATCTTCAAGACCATCACAGTCAGTGGTCAGTCAGATATCGTTGCAGATAGCAATTCAGACACGCTCACGGTTGCCGCAGGTAGCAATGTGTCCTTGACTACCAGTGCAGGGTCAGACACGCTTACAATCGCTTCAACGGACACAACCTATTCTGCTGGTTCAGGATTGGATTTGGCTGGAACTACATTCAGTGTTGATGTGTCTGACTTCATGGCTAATGGAGTCAACAACAGAATCCTGACTGCAACTGGAACAGATGCAATGAATGCAGAGTCAGGATTGACTTTCGATGGAACTACTTTGACTGTTGGTGGAAGTGTGGTAATTTCTTCTGACCTCACTGTGAATGGAACGACTACTACTATCAACACTCAGACTCTCACAGTCGATGACCCGATGGTGGTGGTTGGAGATAACAATGCGGCCAACAGTGTTGACTTGGGAATCATTGGAAAGTATGTTGACACCAACACCTACTACTCAGGACTTCTGAGAGATGCAAGTGCTGGGAAGTTCCGATTATTCACCACGACTGAGGACTTGAGTTCAGCCACTACCGTTGACCCAACAGATTCAGGATATGCAAACTCCGATTTGATTGTCGGTGCAATCCAACAATCGGGTGCAACCAACGGCATTGTGTTTGCAGATGCAAACGGCAACTTACTCGGCGGGCGAACTATCTCAGAAGGTGTCGGAATCGACATCACCAATGGAAGTGGTGTTTCAGGAAATCCAACCATCACTCTTGACTTATCTGAACTATCGACTTCGACATCTAATGGAGATGGAGATTTCTTTGTTGTCGTGGATTCATCCAATGGTCAAAAGAAACTCACAAAGGCAAACATCAACCTCTCAGGTTTCAACAATGATTCCAACTTCTCATCCACCACTGGAACTGTGACCTCAGTTGGGTTTGCTGGAGATAGTGGTTCAACTGCCATCTCAAGTTCAGGAACTATCACTTTCGCTGGTGGAACGAATGTCACAACAAGCCTGTCGGGTTCGACACTCACATTCAATGCCACAGATACCAACACAACCTACTCGGCTGGTAATGGTCTTGACCTGAGTGGAACTACATTCAGCACTGACCTGAAATCGAATGGTGGATTGGTTATCGAATCAACAGAACTTGCAGTTGATTTGGGTGCATCATCAATCACTGGAACTCTTGCAATTGGAGATGGTGGAACGGGTGCAACATCAGCATCATCTGCTCGCACCAATCTCGGCTTAGGTTCGTTAGCAACTTTGTCGTCTGTTGCATTCTCAAACATCGCCCCAGCCGCAGTTCAATTGAGTAGTGAATCATTCGCAGATAACGATACTACCGTCATGACTTCTGCCGCCATCCAAGACAAGATTCTGTCCTATGGCTACACCACGAATGTAGGAGATATCACAGCCGTCACTGCTGGGCAATCTCTGACTGGTGGGGGAACATCAGGTGGAGTCACTTTGGGTGTGGCTGACAATTCAATCAGTGCGCTTCAATTGAATGTTAGTGGCAATGGTAGTTCGGGTCAAGCATTGACCTCAGATGGGGATGGAACTTTCTCTTGGACTACGATGGAAGTTGGCGACATAACTGGAGTCACTGCTGGAACAGGTTTGTCAGGCGGGGGAACTTCGGGTTCTGTATCATTAGCACTTGACCTACACGAACTCACAGCACTTGGTAGTGAAGCGGCGACTGGGGATTATGTTTCGATTGTTGATTCAACAGATAACTCGACAAAGAAAGTATTGATTTCAAACCTACCATTTGGCACAGGCTCAGGCGACATTACCGCAGTGGTAGCATCGACTGGACTGAGTGGAGGGGCGACTTCCGGTAGCGCAACTTTGAGTATTGATTCGACAGTAGCAACTCTCACAGGAACTCAGACTCTCACAAACAAAACTCTGACTTCTCCAACCCTGTCGACTCCGACACTCACTGGACTCATTGCTACAACTTTGACTGCTGGTTCAGAACAGGTCACTATTACTGATGAAAGCGATGACACATTGGTTGAAATTATTCAAACAGGAACAGGACACAGATTCTTGGTTGATAGTGATACGGGTTCGGGCAATTCATCATTCAGGATTCGCCCCGATGGGAAGGTCATGATTGGACTGGCTGAAAATGTCACAGGTGGTGCTTGGCTTTACAACAAGTATGATACGGCTTCATCTTCTTTCAAGACAAACACAGGGGGGTCAGTTGGAAGTGCTTCATTCACATCAGTTGCCGACACAAATACAGGAATGTATTTTCCAGCCGCAGACACGCTTGGTTTAACCACAGGTGGTGTTGAAAGATTACGACTATCAAGCAGTGGTGTTCAATTCAATGGGGCATTCACATTTCCTACGGCAGATGGTTCAGCAAATCAGATTCTTCAAACCGATGGCAGTGGAACAGTATCTTGGGTTGATGACACAACTGGCGACATAACTGGAGTGACCGCATCGACTGGTCTGAGTGGTGGGGGAACTTCGGGAACTGTTTCACTGAGTATCGACTCAACAGTTGCAACTCTCACAGGAACTCAGACTCTCACAAACAAAACTCTGACAACTCCTAATTTGGGAACACCTTCTGCAATCAATCTCACTAACGCAACTGGCTTCCCAACACTCAATCAGAATACCACAGGTAGTGCGGCTACCCTGACCACTGGAAGAACCATAGCGATGACGGGCGATGTAGTTTGGAACTCAGGTGCTTTCAACGGTGGAGGAAATGTCACATCCACTTCAACAATTCAGGCTGGTGCTGTCGATATAGCAATGTTATCTGCAACAGGCACAGCATCATCCTCAACCTATCTTAGAGGTGACAACACTTGGGCTACTATTGCTGGTGATATCAGTGGCGTAATTGCTGGAACTGGTTTGAGTGGTGGTGGAACATCAGGTTCGGTGACACTGAACATTGATTCAACTGTGGCGACTCTGACTGGAACACAAACCATGACGAATAAAACCCTGTCGAGTCCGACACTTACAACCCCTGACTTGGGAACACCTTCTGCAATAGTTCTCACCAATGCAACGGGCTTCCCAACACTCAATCAAAGCACAACAGGTAGTGCGGCGACATTGACTACTGGAAGAACCATAGCCATGACTGGAGATGTGGTATGGAATAGTGGTGCTTTCAATGGTGGAGGAAACATAACTGCCGCATCAACGATTCAGGCTGGTGCTGTGGATTTAGCCATGTTGTCAGCATCAGGAACGGCATCATCCTCAACCTATCTTAGAGGCGACAATACTTGGGCTACTGTATCATCAGGTGGTGCTTCATCACTCGATGGATTGTCTGATGTCCTGATTGAAAACAATTCAATGTTCGTAGGAACTGTGCCATCAAATGTTGATGGGGCGCAACAATCAGTATCACTTGGTATTGGTGCATTGCAAAGCACCACAACTGGTGATTACAACACTGCCATCGGTAGGTTAGCATTAGGTAATTTGACTACGGGTTCATTCGCAGTTGGTGTCGGATTCTATGCGGGTCAATCATGGACTACTCAGACCGAAGGAGTTGCGATTGGACACAGTGCTGGAAAGACCAACACTAATTCAGGAAATACTCTTGTCGGTGCAAGAGCATTGGAGAATGATAGTGGGGGTTCGTCAAACACAGTAATGGGTCATTGGGCTATGCAACAAACTGAGGATGCAAATAGCAATACAATGATTGGATATTTCGCTGGCTATGGAAATAGCACCCACACAAATCATGGTGATTCAAATGTAGCAGTTGGCGCGAATGCATTTCGTAATTTCACATCTGCAAGAGATACTGTCGCAATTGGCAGTTCTGCCGGATATGCTTTGACGACTGGAGAACGCTCAACACTTGTTGGAACTGATGCTCTCAAAGCAACGACCACTGGACATCGAAATCTCGCTATCGGATATCGCAGTTTGTATGTGCCGGACACAGAATCAGACAATCTCGGAATCGGCTACGAGGCATTGGGCGGCGCAATCGCTGGCGGGGAATACAACATCGCAATCGGAAACCACTCCGGCGATGCGCTCACGACTGCTGATAAAACGGTCATGATTGGCTACAATGCTGGAACGGCAATCACTACCATGACTGGCGCAACTCTGATTGGATATCAAGCAGGTATGACTGCGACTACTGGAACTGAAATGACCGCCGTTGGATATAACGCCGCAAGAGGTGTGGGTGGAACTAACACTGTCACTGCAATCGGCTACGAGGCATTGGGTGATGCTTCACAATCCTACGGCACAACTGCGGTAGGTCATTGGGCTGGTAAGGGTTCAACTGGAAGTGCGAACACACTCATCGGCAGAAGTGCTGGTCGGGCGGCTACTGGTAATCGCAATGTTATGCTCGGTTCGTCTGTCGGTTGGAACACTTCTTCCGGCTATGGGAATGTTCTGATTGGGTCTGATGTTGTTAATGCAGGTGCAACTGATAGTCAGCGACTCAAGATATGGGGTGCTAACTCAGGAGGGTCAGCCCATGTGAAATGGATTGAAGGAGATAGTAGTGGAGTCATCAAGTTCAACGATGCCTACTCATTCCCAGCCGCCGATGGAAGTGCTAATCAAGTCCTTCAAACCGATGGAAGTGGAACTCTCACATTCGCTACTGCTGGGGGTGGTGGCGCATCCACTCTCGGAGAACTCACAGATGTTCTTCTCGATGCTACCAATTTCACAGATTCAATTCTCATTCAAACAGATAGTGACGGTTCAGCACCAACGACAGGAACATTGAATGGAGCAACAGGAAACATAGGCATTGGAAAAGATGTTCTTTCAACAATAACTTCTGCTGACCACTCAATAGCACTCGGATATGAGGCTGGCAAACTAATCACTACTGGCGGCAGAAATGTAATGATAGGCGAATATGCGGGTGAGGCACAACAAACAGGAACAGATTGTGTCATTATTGGTGCAAGGGCAGGTAGGGCAATTCACGACAGAAGTAGCGCAGTAATGATTGGGCGAAGTGCAGGTGAAAACGCACAATCAACAGGTGTAGTTTTCATAGGAAATAATGCGGGGCAACACGCAACATCTGATGCAAAGGGCTACAATATCGCCATAGGAAATGATGCAGGTAAATACGGCTCTAATGCTAACTATTCTATATTCATGGGATATGCCGCAGGTGAAGGCGATTCAAGCAATACTTCCAACAACGACAATAACACAGGTATAGGCCACATGAGTTTGAAGGTCATCACTACGGGTGATGATAACTTAGCACTCGGATATAGGAGTCTAAACGCCAATACATCAGGTAGCAGAAACTTAGCGTTTGGAAATAACTCCATAGATGCCGCAGACACGGAAAGCGACAATATCGGAATTGGCTTCAATGCGTTGGGTGGCGCGATTGCTGGTGGAGAGAAGAATACCAGTGTTGGAAATTACACGCTTGATGCTTTGACCTCCGGCGACCACAATGTTGCAATCGGACACCTTGCAGGGTCGGGAATTACGAGCGGAGAGGACAATGTTTTCATCGGAAGGGAGGCGGGTTTGGCCTATACCTCCGGTTCAGATTCAGTCGTAATTGGCGATTGGGCAGGTAAGGCACAAACAACTAATGGAAATGTGCTGATTGGTGCGCTGGCTGGCTACGATGCAAACAGCACTTGGGGGAACAATGTAGTCGTAGGACATCAAGCGGCTGTTAAACTACATGGAACAGGCAATCAGTATATTGGAGATAATGCTGGTGGAACTTCAAACACTCATGCTTCGGCTCACTATAACACCGTGATTGGAAGTAATGCATTAGACACGGTGACTTCGGGTAGCAAAAACATCGCTATCGGTTGGAATGCTGGAGATAACATCACAAGTGGAACAGGGAATGTCGTCATAGGCTTGGCCGATGTAGCAAGTGGAACAGGGAATAAGCAACTATCCATCAGTTCTCTATCCGACCAAGATGGGGCGTGTGTTTGGATTACCGGAACGAGTAATGGAACGGTCAACTTCCCCGCATCGAAAATCCAACTCAACGGCTCTCTTGGTTCTGATGGTCAAGTGTTGACTTCGACAGGTAGCGGGGCGGCTTGGGAGGATGCCGCAGGTGGTGGTGCTTCTGACCTCAACGGACTAACCGATGTAATCAGCAACATCACCAACTTCACAGACAGCATTCTAATATCTCCTGATGGTGCTGTTCCCCCACATGGAACTCTGAATAATGCACACTCAAATATCGGAATCGGAAAGGATGCCCTTTCCTCAGTCACCAGTGGTTCATCCAATGTCGCAATCGGAAAAGACGCTATGAAGTCCATGACTACGGGCTACAAGTCTGTCGCAATTGGCTACCGAGCGATGGATGGTGCAACAGGCCAAGCGCAAGGTGTTGCTATCGGAACGGATGCTGGAAGAAACATGGCTTCAACAAACAGCGTAGTTATTGGTGCAAGCGCGGGAACTGCTCTAACAACCGGAGCAGGTTCAGTATTCATCGGAGAATCAGCAGGTAGTGGAATCACCACAGAAGCACACAACATTGCGATGGGTTCGATGGCTCTGTCGAGTGGCAATTACAATGGCGGAACTTACAACATTGCCATAGGCTCGTTTGTCGGCTATGCTCACACCTCCGGCTCAAACAACATAGGAATAGGAAGTTGGGCATTCCGATACTTGACTTCGGGCGGTGACAACATTGCTTACGGAAGGAGTGCGAATCATGGGGTCACTACCGGAAATCGCAACATCGCCATAGGAACTAATTCCTACGATAACGCAGACACGGAATCGGACAATCTCGCCATAGGCTACGATGCTATGACGGGTGCTGTTGCAGGTGGAGAGTTCAATGTCGCAATCGGAAACTACTCACTCGATGCACTAACCTCTGCTGATGATGTAGTCGCCATCGGATATCAGGCCGGAACTGGATTGACCACAGGTGGCAAGAATGTTCTGATTGGCAAGGATGCAGGGAAGGCTTTGACCCATTCCGAGCAGTGTGTAATAATCGGAAAAGAGGCTGGGGGAATCGGAACTCAAGGACATCGAAATGTGTTCATCGGAGAAACGGCAGGTAAGCGAACCGATGGTCATGACAATGTTGTAATCGGAATGGAGGCTGGTGATGATGGTGCATCTTACGACCAAGTAGTATTTGTCGGCAGAGGCGCAGGTAAGAGATGGGGTGCGTCTGATGCAAACATAGCAATCGGATATATGGCTGGGGGTCAGAGTGGAACTGCATCAAGTAATGATGCAAACGGCAACATAGCCATCGGCAAGAACAGTGCGAATGCCATCACAGACGGCGACCTGAATATCATAGTCGGAAAGGACAGTGGGAGCAACATCACCTCCGGCTCAAACAATGTCGTAATCGGTGGTGCTAATGTTTCATCGGCTACTGGTAATGACCAACTATCAATTTCATCCGGTGATGGAAGCCCCGTTTGGATGACAGGTAATTCATCAGGAGTTGTTGACTTCCCCAATGGATTGACAAACAACGGTGCGTCTATGGGTGCTAATACAGATTCGGGTGCTTTCAAGTTCACAGAATCGAACAGAGTTCCGATGATGAATGGAACTGCTGGTGGTATGACTACTCAGGTAATGAATGGTTATTGGGCTTATGGCAATTTAGTTAGTTTTACAGAAAGTAAAACTCTATCTAACGCATGGATTTACATTAACTCCTTGTCAAGTGGCTCGGCTGATACCGGAGTAATTGCGGCACTGTATGAGTTGCCTTCATCAACACTAACTTCTTCTTCTCTTAGTAGCACCTTAATCGCTACGGCAACTTGGGCGGCTTCAAAGTTTGTCACAGCATCGGGTTCAACAGGCTACAATTCAGTAAGTTGGGTAGCCGCAAGTGGGCAATCATTACTATTGGATAGTTCAAAGTATTATGCTATTATGGTTTCAAATTGGGCAAACAACCAAAGCACTACTACACCATTCAATATCTTAGCATGGTCGTCTAATACATTACCTAACATCTCAGGCTCAGGAGGTAATGTCGGTGTATCTAATGGATTCAAATTATGGGCGGATGGCTCAACTTCACCCCCCGCATCACCAAATCTTTCAAACTCAGGAACAGGGGCGAAAGCCGCAATATGGACTACATTCACATGATGGAATAAAGAGATGATACTATGATGATTAAATTAAGCACACTATACCGAACAGAAAATGGGATTCCCTATGATGTCACATGGGAAACTTTCAGGGAATCACGCGACCTTGCACTATTAGCAACTGATGTTCATTTGTTAGTGGATAAATACAATGCCTTAACAGCAGAACAACAAGAGGCAATTACCACCTTTCGACAATGGTTAAGGGATGCAACGAAAAATTATGATTCAGCAAATGATGCTGTTGATAATTGGCCTCAACCGGAAGATTGGTTTTAGACCCGACATGAAAAGTGATAAACCACGACAACAGGGATTTGAAACAATGGCTCTGAAACTATCCTATGAAACCCCCTATGGACTGACTTGCGCTGATGCCTATTGGCGAATCAAAAGATGTGCAGTTGAAATTGAACTTTCATCTGTCGACCCCGAAAGCGATGATGTTCCCACCAAGACATATTTTGTGACTGGTGGATTGGAAGTATTCGTATCTGCGGCAGACCACACTGCGGGCAAACCTCCTATTGGTGGAGGCACTTACAGAATGCCTTTGGATATGGATTCAACAGATATGTCTAATGTCGTTGCTGAATCATACAAATGGCTCAAGACTCAGGCTGAGTTTAGTGGCGCAGAAGATGTCTGATTCTGTGTCGTTTGACGAATTGATGAAATACCGGAATTGTCGGTGGATTAACAATGTCCGATGACGAGCCACAAGAATCAACGATGCTTTCTGATACTGAACTACTCTCCATAGTTGCTGGAGATAGATTGGTGTATATCCAAATGCTTGAATCATTCAAGAACGATGTGAGTAATCTCATCATTGGTTTGAATAACAAATTGAGTGAAGTCAATCAACAAATCCAACTCAGGAATCAAGCACTTGTCGATGGCGGCAAGGCGATGTTTGTTGCAGATGATGAACAGGCTGATGAAGAAGAATGAGTGAGGATAAGATACACTGGAATCTATCGTCTAACATTGGCGATGAGAATGCGTGTATCACTACGCCTCTATACCCATGAAGTCTGCAAATGCAGGGCGGCTTTGCATCCTGTATTGGATGTGAGAATTAAGTCCAACACTTCTCGTTTCAATCCCAGTAGTCATTCGACACAGTTGAGCCAGTTGATGCGAGTTGAGAAAACTCCATCCGTGATGGAGGAAAACAGATTTGATTTCATCAATAGATTTCCATTCGCCATCGGCAAGAACAGTAGCAATTCTCATCCTCACAAGATGGTTGCGCCTTCCCATATTGGACATTACATTGATGCGGGTGGTTATTGTGTGTTTGGTTATCTTGATAGGTGTCGTCAAAACTCAGATAAGCCATAATCGTAAGGGTGTAATCAGTGGTTGATTGCAGGGCTTATCTGAACTTCCTCGACAGGGTTGCCCATCGTGAGATAGACCTAACTGTGCAGGTTTTTGTGAAGCACCAGTATGACCCCATTGAGATTCGGGATGGCTTTGATAGTAGGGTGGTATGCTTCCATTCAGATAATTGGTTATCTCTCAATACAAATCAACTCGATACAAAATTGCGCCCACATCAGAATATCCGATTTGTTTCTCTCGACTGTGCAGAATCTCAGATGGATGAGTGGTGGGAAGAAAACGAAGGTGTCGACATCGACACGCTACTTCTCGGAATTGATGGTGCAGAAAACAATCTCGCAGTCCTGAAATCATTCGGTCATCTGTTGGATAAAATGCAATACATCATCATGAGTGTGAGTGTATCGGATGCATGGTATTCTGTGTTCAACCAATTTCTATCAAAGTGGGATTTTGAGGGTATTGATTTGGAGAGTTATTCGGGTCGATATCATGTCGCCTTATTCAGTAAAACCAAGAAAGTAAAGCAACACTAATGAACCCTAATTATTCCTTCAAAGACTCCCTCGTTTGGAGTTGTGAAATATGCTGGCTGGCGATAGACCAATCGACCCCGATACATTGGTTGATGCGATGAGTCTTGAATGTCCATATTGCAGAGATACAATTCTCAGATATGACTTGAGGATGCACCATTTCATTTGGGAATGTTTTGCATATCCTGATGCCAAAAGAAGATTGTATTTTGATATGCTACATCGTAAGAAGATGAACCATTCATAACGGTGGGCTTAACACATTCTTGATATGGCGAAAGGTAGCAATCATTTCGATGCGCTTGCCATTGATGATTTGGAATTGATGGAAGCGATTGATGAGTTCGTAAGCCCTGACAAATCGAAAGCAGAAATCGAGTCTTGGGAAGTCAAACGATTTGTGGAAGCACACCTCCACCAAGAACCCGACCATCCCCTCGTTCAAACTGAAATAATACGGGCGGAAGAATTACTCCAAAGATTACTTTCAGTCACCAACAATAATGAGAAGCAGGGTGAGTTCCAAACTGACTTGATTATCACAACATTGCAACACATAGAACCGAGTCTATCTCTCGTTGAGAAAATACTCGATAGAGCAAAGTCCGAATTGAACATGGAGGATGAAGTCTGATGGCGAGAAGGGATAACCCACATCGAGATAAGGTCATCTTTGATTTCATATCTCAGAATCAACCATGCTCATCATACGAAATCCTGAACGGTGCGAAGTTCCAATCAGGCAGATTGTTGAAGGAACACAAACGCCTGAACTTGAGCATCTCAGAACTGAATCCATTGTTGCGTAGGAATCCCAAATACATCGGAAGGAAGGAAGGCAAGAGTTGGGTGTGGAGAACGAGATTATGATTGGATGCATTGTGTGTATGGGCGTTGGTTGTAATCTTGAGATATACAAGGCTCGACTCTGCTACGAACACTATCGAAAATACATCCATCACAAACTGAACAGTGAACTGACTGCGGGGCGTGTCAACAAATGAAAGATGAAGAAGTCACAGATGTTCTGAGGTCGTCATTGACTGCATACGAAACTGGTGATTTGAATGATGCTTCGATTCTGCTAAACAAGGTTCATGTCGAAGTGTATGAATCGTCAAAGCAATTCCACGATATGATTCCAGTGAATGCTGTATCTGTCTTGGGAATCATTCGTGCCGACTTCCCCGATACTATCGACAAAGGAACGGATAGTTGGAATCGAGCATTCTCAGAAACGATGAGAGCGATACGAGATTTGTGTGAAGAATATCTTAGTCATTTGTGATATTGAGAAATCAAATCATTCATAACGGTGGGAATCCCGATTAGCAATTACGAGGAACGAGAACATGACAACAACGAATGAAGAATTGATTGCTGAGAATGACCTACTAAGGTTCATTCTCGCCATCAACAAAATAGAACTGACTGACGAAGTGATTGCAGATGCAAGAGAAGCACTGGAGAGAATCAACAAGGAGATGATTGATTGAAGTGGGTCAAGTGCATACGGTGTGAGAATCCACGAACACGCAAATGGGTGAATGTGTATATGCGGGATTGCAAGTGTTGTGGGTTGATATTCAACATCAATGGTGATATGGTTCATGATTATGCAAGGATGCAAGAGGAAGCAAGGCAAAGGGAGATGATTGTTTGAACTGCCCACTTTGCGATAGCGAAACTAAGATGGCTTCTTTTTGGGGGGTTCAACGACTCCAGTGTGTGAAGTGTAGGTGGATGAAATGATGGTCGAAGCAACAGAGCATCATGAAATTGTCTTTGAGGTCGAGTCAGAACTCAGAGGGCTACGCAAGGCGTTGGACATTATGCTTCGCAACAAGCCAAGATTCCGCCACCAACTTTCCATGCACGATATCGAATACGAAAATAATTGGGGAGATGCAGTTAAGGAACTTCAACAAGAAATCGAGTTCGTTCAGGGAGTCTTGGATGAGTGGACAACGGATGGTGATGGGGAATGATTCAGGGAAGGTTCGTCTATTGGGCGGCTGGAGATTACGATGTCATTGATGGTATCACTCAATTCATTCCATCACTTGTGGTTGAGAATCAAGCAGGTCATGTTCCCTGTCGAGGACAGGGTGCTGGTGCATTGCCTTACTACTGGGGTGATACCCTTGCTGATTGCCAAGAGATTTGCGACAAAGCAAATGCAGACATGGGCTACACGCAGATGGAAGCACTGATGATTGTGACGAGTAGTATGAAGGCTGGAGCGGTGAGTGCATGAAGGATGCACACTACTACTTACGCATCATCAAAAAGGAGTCAAGACTCTATGGTGATACACCACGCTCAATCGCTAATATCGCTTGGGCGGAACGACAACTTCTCGATATGATAGACAAGAAGGTGAGTGCATGAATCCTGAGAAGTGTTGCTTCTGCGACAAACCATTTGTGAAGCCTGACTTCGGTTGCAATCCATATCCGATACTGAGGTCTGATGAAGAATGTGCTGACTTCACACTCAGATGTTGTAATTGGTGTGATAGTGTGTTGGTCAATACGGCTCGTATGTTGCCCTATATCGGGGTTGACCCAAAACGAGGAATCGCGGTGATGGATTTCATTGTCGCTATGTGCAAATCTCACAGAGAAGCAGAGCAGATGAAAAAAGAAATGATGGAGAGAACGATATGAACTTTGAAGAAGCAATTGAGAAAGGAAGATTGGCGAGCGCATTGGAAAGCATCGAATCCTCACTGACAAAAATCGGTGAGGATATCGTGACTAAGTTAGACGACTCTTACGAGGTCATCATTGAGGATGAGCCTGAGAAGTTGAAGTGTGAGTGGAGGGGAACGAAGAAGGCATCTGATGGATGCACAGGAAAGAACTTGACTTCCTTCTATCATCACGGAGAAACTCGATTGATGACTCTATGCAACGAGTGCCGAGAGAAGTCAATCATACAGAGATTCGCAGATAATCCAATTACATCGTTTGATTTGTGAAAGTCAATAACCACATTGAAGCAGACTATCTCTGATGACGAGGGAAGAACTGCATAGGCTCAGGCGATTCCTGAGAATCAAATATCCTGATGCTACCAAAGCAGATGTCGGTAGTATCAGAACTAATCGGATGATTCACTTTGTCGTGTGGACACGGCAGGGTGAGAGATATGCATTCGGTTGCCTCTCAACTCAGTCGCAAGAATACCTGAGTTCAGCAAGGCGCAATCAGTTGGACTTGAGCAAGGCGGAGCATCTTGTCGAAGCAACTTGCAGAATCGAGAATGTTAGTTGCAGACTTTGCATTCTGAAAATCCAATCTGCAATCGACCATCTTCTATGAGCCGTTTTTTTTTCGCTCTCATAGCAAATGCCCCATTCCTTCCGTGTCGAACTCGACAACCCGATGCAGGGCTTTCGGAAGATTCTGAGATGGTGATTGTTGCAAACCAAACTTGTCGAATCCGATACGAGTCAAATCGAATCCGACACGGAATGTTTTGAGAACAGTCAGAATGGGATATTGGGAATCCCCGAAGCCTCTGCAAACCGATTTCAAAGGAATAGTCAGATTCGGAACACTCATAAGGGGGTGGCCTGTCATGCGGAACAAGTTCCGCACCAGCCGAGCCGAGAAGAAACAACAGGAGATGAAAAAACATGAGCAAGCACAGCACGAAAACACTGACAACAATAAC